GTTTGACTTGAAATCCTACATGAACATCTTATACAAATGGAAAATCAGAGAGGCCTTAGAACTATGCTCAATTAGGAAAGTGCTTCCGGTACCTGACTTCTGCATCTACTCTGCCATGAACAAGAACAAGAAAATGCACTATTCACCGCACGAGATGGTGCCAACTAGGTTTCCAGACATTAACCTCGACGACTTCCAACTGTACTGGAGCTGGTCTATGATCAGGAATTACTATGATCGCCATGGGAGGTGCCCGGGTAACATCAAGGAAACAGCTTCTTTCAAGGATTGGCATCAAACTTACCCAGACATGGAACCCATCCACATTCCTTACCGCCAGGTCGAAGACATTGACTGGGAAGGGTGCTTTGTCTACAAGGACTACTCTTTCTCGGAACATGAATTGAGGAAAGACAAAACCATGGCGCCGAACAAGATGTCAGACAAGTTGACCCCACAGGAGTATAAAGACCTACCACTCTGGGAACAGAATCAGATTGCACGCTTCCTACTTGACCCAGGCATACCCAGTTTGACAACCTTGCGTGAATCAGTTCTCAAGGGCACTGAAGCATTCGATTACGTGTCGTTGACAGCCATCAAACCAGAAGCCAAGAAGGAGGACGGTCGGTTGTTCTACATGGCAAATGACGCTCAACGTATCATGATGTCAGAGAAAGAAGCCAACATTGCAGACTATCTAACCGTGAAAGCCGGGAATAGTGCTGGGATATCTGACATTGAACTCAGCAGGCGCATGCACGACATCGCATCTCTTACCTTGGATAAAGTCAGGAAAGTGTTTGTCTCTTTTGATCTGGATAAGTGGTCGCCAAAGATGAACCCTCTCCTCAAGAAGATGTCATACCAACAGTGGTCGTACGCGTTTGGACTGCCTCACATCAATCTATTGTCTAGGGTGACCACAGGTAGCAGATTGGCCTTCCTCAAGCACAACGTTCATCACGAATACATCAACCCAGGGCAGGATTTGGAAGGATATGATGCCAAGACCAATACCGCGATGCACATCGAGGTCATGTCCTACGCCATTTCCGTCTGCAGAGCGAAGGGATATCTCAAGAAAGGAGCAAAGCTTTTGGCACTGATTGACGACGGAGGAATGTCCTTGGAATTTGAACGTAGCGCAACCGACAAAGAGATCTGGGACTGCATAGAGCTCATCGAATCGATCTACAACATGGTGGGCCTCAGAATCTCTTGGGACAAAACGTTTGTGTCAGAAGTCTTGTTCCAGTACTTGAACGAGGTGTTCTACAAAGGATTCAAAGTCACTCCAGGTTTGAAGGCATTCCTACGCATGGGCAAGTTAAACGACGTTCCTGCACGCACCATTGTGGACGATTTGGATGCAATTGCCGGGGAAGCCCAGGGAGCCATCAAAGCAGGTGCAGCCTATCGAACAGTGTTTTCTGCATACATTTTGGAATGCTTCAAGACTATGAAACGCTGGAGTGGCTACAAGAAGGCTTTCACGGATCAGCAAGTACTCTGTGCCTTGTTCCCTGTCGCACTTGGAGGTGTCGCCGTGAGGTCTTTGCCACAACTGTGTACCAACGAGTCACTTAACC